TTTCTTGATTGACTTTTAAATTAAAACTATAATTATTATCTAAATCAGCAATAGCAATTAATTTAATTTCATTACATTCTTTATTAATTTCTAAGAATTCTATATTTTTATGATTATCATTTTCTTTTATTTTTTTGAAAATTAATATTTTGGTTTTAACACCTGTCGAATTAAACGCACCACCACTAACATTAATAACTTTTAATATTTTACAATTATTAATTAAATATTTTCGAATATTATAATAACTTTTATTTGTTAATTCACTCCCATCTGGTAAAACAATACCACAAATACCATTATCTTCTAACATATAAATAATATGTTGTAAGAATAATGAAGGAGCATTATTTGTATTAATAGGATAAATATCTTCAAAATTTATAGAATATGATTTAAAATTATATTCTTTATATTCTTCAAATTTAGATTTTAAATCTTTATATGTCATTTTAATTCCAAATGGTGGATTTGTTAAAATTAAATTAAATTTCTTATTTTCAAATATATAATTATTATTAGCTAACGAACATTTATTTAAAATATTAATTTTCAATGATTTATTATTAACTAATAATGATGCTAATGCGTATTTAATAGTATCTTTTTCAATTTCACACCCATAAATATTATTTTTATTAATTCCTAAATAAATTGATGTTCTATTTAAAAGACCACCTGAACCACAACATGGATCATAAATAGAATAATTATCATCAATTAAAATATAATCTTTAATATTTATTAACATTAAATTAATTAATTTGAATGGAGTGAAAAATTGTCCCAATTCTTTTGATGAATTTCCTTTACCATAAGAATTTGTGAAATATTCATAAATATTACCTCCTGTATCAGCAAATAATTTTACAAATAATTCATAATTATTAATATCAATTAATTCTGTAATTTTATTAATAATAGTATTATAATTTTTTGTATAATTTCTCATATTAAATGTCATATCATCGCTATTAAAAATATTTGGTAATACAGGAATAATAATTTTCATAATAAATAATTTAATATCATTATCAATATTAGTACTTTTATTAAATTCTTTAATATCAATTAAATATTTTTCATATTTTTCTAAATTTTCTAATGAAATTTTATTTTTTATTTCTTCCTTAATATTATCATTTTTATAAATAATATTTAATAATCTAAATATTATAATTCGAATAATATCATTACTTGCTTTTAAACCAATTATAGAACCATTTGAATATAAATAATCATGACAAGACTTTATACAATTAAGTAATTTACTTTCAATTTCTTTATATTCGTCATTATTTTTCTTATCTTCATTTGATAATGTCCAAATGATTTCATTTTTATATTCAATATTTATAATTTCATCTTCTTTCTTAATTTCAATTTTATTAATTCTAGAAATTAATGTATTTTTAGAATAATTTTTTTTAGTTTTTGAATTAAAATATTCAATTCCTTTTTCACAACACAATTTAATTAATTCATCTTCACTTAATTTTTTTAAATCCATACTAATTAATTTTATTTTGAATATTATTAAATCATTTTTTATCTTGTAAATAAAGATTTTGTAATTTTAGTTATAAATAATAAAAAAAATAATTTATAATTGATTTAAAAAATGTTTTGTAAAACATTTATTATTTATTTCTTTAATAAATCCTAATTTACGTTTAAAATAACATCCAAGAATTCTTTCATACGCACAAGAAATATTTTTATTATGACATTTTAAATCCATTAAACCTGAATTTATTAATTCATCCATAAAAATATTATTACAATAAAAACAATTCCATAAAATTAATGGATCATCATTATTCCGTGAATCCATATCAGCAAAATTTAAATATTTATTAATAATATTTAAACCAAAATCATCCCAATCTAAATTATTATGTGTTCTAAATGAATAAGCATCTTGTTTATTATCATCTAATATTTCTTCAATTTTATTATGAAAAAATATTGTTCCTTGAATACATATATATTTATCTGCTCTAAAATATTTTAATGCTAAATTATAAGCACCTATTTCATATCTATAAAGATTAGAATTATTTTTTATAATATATATATTTAAAGATTTTGCTAAATCATACCATTTATTATTTTTGGAATTATTATCAACAATTATAATTGTCTCATTTTTATAAATATTTCTAAATTGTAAAATACAATCTGATAATATTTTTAATTTATTATCATCATCTTCTATATATACAGCAATTATTAATATTAAACCTTTAATATATATGGGTTTAGAATTAGATAGAAAATTTAAATATTCTGTATATTCACATATTGTTCCACAATCCCAATATTGACCATTTATTATTTCATATGGAATTTTAATTAAATTTGAAATTGCTAATTTCATAGAATATCCTAAGTGTAAATCATTTTTCATAATAAATTTTTCAAAATCTTTTTTAAATATCATTACTCCCCATCCATAATTATAATTACATTCATTATTTTTATCAATTATATCAATAATATAATTTTCATCAATATCACATAATCCTATTTTATCTTTTTGTGAATTTCTAATATTCCATAAATAACTACCTACAATATAATTATCATTATTTATAATTTTATCAATTAAATTATTAGATATATAATCTATATGAGTATCAGGCATACCCATTATTGCTAATTTATAATCTTCATTTTTAACCATTTCTAATATTGTCTCATTCATTGTAGATGAATTATCTATAATTTTAATCTCAATCAATAATTCATAATCTATTAATTGTGTTTTTATTATATGTTCTATAAATGATTTATTTGTAGTAGAAGAACCTATTATAATTTTTTCACATTCTTTTTCAATCATTAATTTACACCAATGACCTAATAATGATAAATTCTTATCTTTTAATGGTAAAATAAATTTTGGTAAATTAAAAATTCTACTTGCTTTTCCAGCACAAGCAATTAAACCTATTTTATTCATTTTATTATTTATTTTTTTATTATTTAAATAATAATAATAAAAAAAATAATAAAATAATAAAAATATAATTATTATAAAAATAATAATAATTAAACCAATTTTATTCATTTTAATTATTTATATAATTATTATATTTTTATTCAAATTATTTCTCAATTAGAAAGATTAATACTGATATCTATTTTATATTTGTTAATTATTTACTTTTTTATTTATAATTAAAAAAAGGAGTTAATATCAAGTCATTATTAATTAGAAATAAAAAATAAATAAAGATTTAATAAATTATAAAACAAAAGTTATTTTTTATTTTATGAAAATATAATAACAAATAATTATTTTATATCTTAAATATTTATTATTTTATCTTCTTTTTTAATTTTGAATTAAAATATTAATTTTTTTTTCACAACACAATTTAATTAATCTTCGCTTAATTTTTTAAATCAATACTAATTAATTTTATTTTAAATTTTATTTAAATGCTTCTTCTTCCAAAAATAGATTGTGTAATTGCTGTTAAATATGATGATTTATTTGTTATTTTCTCATCTTTTAATATTAATGGTTTTTGTATTTCCGATTCTTTTAATATTAATGGTAGTAATATTATTATTTCATTTTGAATATTTATAATATTATCTAATAATATATTATAATTATTTGTTTTAATAATTATATTAGTATTAAAATTTTTAATATTAATTATTAAAGTGTTTATTTCACTAGTATATGTATAATCATTAAAATTAAAATATTTAATTACTTTATATAATATATATAGATAAAATACATTTTTTGTTAAATTAAAAATTTCTATTAATTTTATTATTAATGGAATAAAATCAAAATCTTTTAGAACTAATAAAATATTTCTACTGCTAAATCTTGATGATGGTATTAAAATAATTTTTTTAATATCTTCATATTTTAAATTAATAATATCTAATTTTTCACTTATATTTTCATCACTTATTTTTTCATCACTTGTTTTTTCATCACTTGTTTTTTCATCACTTGTTTTTTCATCACTTGTTTTTTCATCACTTGTTTTTTCATCACTTGTTTTTTCATAATTATTTTCTAAAAAAATATATATACTTTTATTTTTTATTGTTGTAAACGATATTTTATTTGTTGGATTTATATATATATTATATAATTCTTCTGTAAATATCAATTTAAATATATTATTAATATTTTTTAAAATAATAAATATATCTTTTAATTGATTTGTGTTTTCATAATTATAATTAAAAAATATATTATATAAGTTTTTATATTCTTTATATTTAATATATAATAATATTGCTAGATAATAATGATCATCTAAATCTTCATAGTTATGATATTTTTCATAATAACGATTATGAAAAATTATTATATTTTCATATAATTTTTCATAATTTTGTTCATGAATTTCATTAAATATATTTTTTATTTTTTCTATTTTTGTCTCATTATTTATATCTATACTATATATAATAGAGATAATTATTATACTTTTATTAAAGTAATAATTATAAAGTACATCTTTTGATATATTTTTTTCATTATATAAATTTTTAAAAAGTATAAATATATTATATAATAATATATTTTCTGTTTTAAGTATATCTTCAAAATTATTATAGTCTTTTATTTTGAATAAAAGTGGAGTAAAATCAATGTTATATTCAGGAAGATGTTCTAAATAATAAATTATTAAATTTACAACATCGTAAATATCATTTAATATATTTTCTAATTTAATTTTTATATATTTTATACGATTGAATTCTTGATTAAATTCTATATAATATATTAATTCATTATTAAAATTATCAACTAATTTATTATAATCATAATTTAATTTTTTTAATATCTCATTTTCATTTTCATTTTCATCAATACAAGACATTAAATTATATTGTAATTTTTTAAACATATCAACAATATTTAAATTATTTATTTCTTTAATATTTTTATAAAAATTTTTAACAAATTTATTTTGTTCAAATATAATTTCAATAGGAAATTTTGTGATTTTTACAAAATTAGGTCTATCATATGTTGATTTGTCTCCTGTAAAAACAGGAAATATATGTTTTTTATCTAAATATTCAATAATATCTTTACATTTATCAATTATAAAACTAAAATCATGATCATCATCTTCTCCTCCTGTTATTAAATTTTTTTTATTAAAATGTTTAATTATTTTTTTATATTCATTTTTAATATTCTTATCATATATATCAAAATCAAATATTAAAACTTTTAAAATTATACATATATATAAATATTTTTTAAATGAAATTTTTTGTATATCACAAATATCTTTTAATATTAGACATAATGATATTATTAAATTAAGTAAATCTTTTTTGATATTTATTAATTTTGATATTTTATCTTTTATAGTATTTATATCTTCTTCTTCAATTATATAATTACTTTTAATTAAAGTATTATCAACATCATTAATATATATATTTTCTAAATCTTCTTTATTTTCTATCTTTTTTTTCTTATAAATATTTAAATTATTTTCTTGTTTTGTTATTTTAATTAATTTTCTTATTTTATTTTTTTGAATTTTTATTTTTTTAATTTTATTTTGTTTTTCTTTTGGAATAAATTTTATTAATTCTATAATTAGACGAAATAAATTCATTCGAATTATTAATTTAAATAATTTGAATTTAATTTGATTATTTTTAAATTGATAATCATCTATTTTTAATAAATATTTTAATTTTGAATTAGTTAAAGGATTTATTTTTAGTAATTCAATTATTTTATTGTCCATCTAATAAACCTTTATATAAAAAAAATAATATTAGTATTTATATAATTATTATAAATTAAAAAAGATATAAAGGTATTGTTTAAAAATTTTTATAATAAATTATTTCTCCATTAGAAAGATTAATACTGATATCTATTTTATATTCATTAATTCTTACCATATTTATAATTTCTCTTATTGTTCCACGAGCATCTTTACCTTGAATTGATAATCTAATTTCAGGATACCAAACATAACCTTTATTTTTATCATCTTCTTTTTGTAAAGAAATATTAAATGATGTATTTTGTAATATAACAGAAGTTGTTATATTTTTATATAAATCTATTAAATTTCGAAGATAAGAAATAACATTAGAATTATTTAATAATATATTATTATCCTTATCTTTAATAATACAATAATTTATTTGTGAATGTCTTAAATCTATACTTAATAAATCACTTTCAGAAATATAATTAAGAATAGGAGTTAATATCAATTCATTATTAATTAATTCTAATTTATAATTATTGATATTTGAAATTCTAATAATGTCTGTCATCGTTTATAATTATTTAAAATTACAAAAAAATCATTTTTTATATTTTATTTTAATATATATAGAATATGAAATTAAAAAAAAAAGGAGGATTTGGTGATAATATTGAATATAGAAAAATAAGAGAAGAGAAAGAAAGAGAAGAGAAAGAAAGAGAAGAGAAAGAAAGAGAAGAAATAATAAGAAAAAAAACAGAAGATAGAGAGAGAATACCAATAAATGAAATACAAATAATTAATTCTTTAAAAAGAATAAGTATTAATAATAATAATATATTATTTCAAGCAGAATTAGAGATAATAGATATAAATAACTTAATAATAGATAATCTAATAATAAATAAAAATGAATTATTAGATACAAAAATTAATTATAATTATAATTTATATTATATAATAAAATTATTTTTTAATATTATTGAAATATATTCAGAAAACTCTACAAAAAATATTGTAAATTTTTTATCTAAAATAGATAAAGATTTTTTTATAGATATATCTTATATAGTCAATAAATACAGTGATAAAAATAATTTTCAAAAAGGAATTGAAGGTGTAATAGATCCTTTATTTCCAACATATGATTTATCGAAAAAAGAAGATTCAAGAAAATTTATTACAATAGATCCATCTATAATTCAAATAATGATATTTGATGATAAAGACCCTGATAAAGTATATTCTTTAAAATTAATTAAAAGAGAAGGTAATAAACTTACTATTAGATATACAAATTGTTTATTTCCTAATAATTCAAAAATAACAGATTTTGGAAAATTAACAGATTTTGAAAATTTTGATAAAGAATTAGATGTTTCTATTATAGATACAAAAAAATTAGATAAACATATATCATTTATAGCATTTTTAAAAAAATATCTTAAATTTTATGATTTTTATAAAAAATGTTATAGAATTACTGATGATAAAAAACCAAGATCACTTCCTATTAATTTAAAAAAAACGCAATCACTTCCTAACTTTAAACAATCAAAATTTTTAGTAGATTATCAATTAAGATATATAAGTATTTTAGGCAAAGCAAGATTTGGACACAATGAACTTAAAAAAAGAACTGCTGTAATAACTGATTATATAATGTCTAATTTATTATTTATGAATCCGACTTACGCTTTTATTTCAGGAGGTTATAAAGGTTTTAAAGATAAAAAATATGGAGTAACACGTTCGGGTTATGAAATTGCTAAAAGATATAATAGACCTGTTCTAACAATAATGTGTAAAGAGGGTCTTTATGATTCTCATATGTATTCTGATGCAACATATATATATGGCGAACATTGGGGAGAAGATTCAATAGCATTATCACAATTTACAGACGGTGCTATAATTATAGCACCATTTGGAGGGTGGACATATATAGAATGTTTAACATTATTAGCAAATGAAAAAATAGTTGGTATATATAATAATTTTTATAATATTTTAAATTATAATGCTAAAACTGCTCTAGAAAATTTAAATTTTTTTGATTTTTTTGAATCAGAGCAAGATAGTATTATTAATTATTATATTAATTATTATTTAATATTACTATATTTGATATATACTCAAGAAGATAAAATAATTGGTTGTATTGAATTCATATTAAAATTATTAACATATTTAAAAACAGATAGAATTAGCAGAACAAATATATATGAAGAAAAATATAAAAAAATTTTAAATAGTATTAATGTAATTAAAAATGAAATAAATATTTTTGTTTTAAATAATTTAGATAATATAAATAAAACATATAGAAAAAAGTGTAAAGGAAAATATCAAAATAATATACCAGAAAATTGTGACGGTATTTGGATTAAACCATCATTTAATTTGAGTGATTGTATTCAAAAAAAAAGAGAAGAAACACAAAAAGATAGAAGTAGATGTAAAACTGATAATATGCCTGAAATCGATAACGAATTTATAATTAATTATAAAGATTTAATAAAAAATAACATTTTTAATAATTTAAATAATAATATAATATTTGTATTTTCAGATGTATATTCTTTAAATATATATTTAAATGAAAAATTAAATACAAGTGAATATCAATCTAAATTACAAGAAAAAATAAATAAATTACAAAATAAAAATACATTTATTAGAACGATATCTAGAAATCTATCTTATAATAGAAGTTTGGATAGTTCATTTAATGAAATAACAGGTGATATAATTGATGAATTTAAAATAAGAGAAAAATATGAATTTATTATAGGAGAAGAATGTAAGACTTATAAATTAATTGATACGATTGATGAAGAACCATCAATAATAGAAAATGAAAAGGAATTAAAAGATTATATTAATAAAGATAAAGAAGACGAAATAAAAAGAGAACTACAAACAAAAGAAATAGATATAATAACTAAATATAATAAAATTCCAGAATTATTAAAACTTAAAGATACATATTATTCAACAACATCTAGAAATTTGGGTGAAAGTAGAGGTGTAAGTGTTATGAGTAAAGCAAATGTAAAAAATTTTAGAGCATTATTTCAAAAATTAATAAATAAAATAGATAATGAAACGACATAACATCATAATAATTAAAAATATTAATAATGTTGATTTTTGTATAATATTTTTAAGATATAAACTTCTATAATATGATAATTTATTATTATATTAGTTCATCAATTTATTTAAAATTATCATAAATTAAATTTTTTAATATTTCTATAATATTCATTTAAATTTTTTTTCTTATTTTGTCTTATTGCTTTTTTAAATAAAGGTTAATTAAAATTAATTTATTTATATACCTAGAATAATTTCATAAATAATTATGTAAAACATTTTTTAAAGTTTTTATATCATATTCATAAATATTACTTTGTATAATTACGAAATATGCTGTTTTATTTTTAATTGCTTCTTGTAAAATTTCTTTAAAATTTTCATTATATGAAAATAAATTATAAGAAGATAAAATATCACTTTTATAATAAAATTTTATACTTTTATTATCAATATATTTAAGATATAACCAATAAAGAGTATATTCAGTCCATGAAACTTTTGTCATTTCTAAAAAAAGATTTTCATAATTTTCATATTTATTTAATAGATAATTAAGCATATCATTTACAACAGATTTTATAAGAATTTCAGGAGTTACTGATAAAATATTTCTTAATTTATAGATATTAGTTTTTTTTTCTAATTTCAAGAGGTTTCTGGAACATTCCCAAATTTTAGGTTGAGTATATATATCATTTTCCGCATTAAATTTAATTTTATTATTTATAAATAAGTCTTTATATCCAAATGATTTAACACATATAATATCATCATCTAAAATTAAATATAATTTAGTTTGAATATATTTAATAATTAAAAATTTTAGTAACATTTGTTTGCGATGACTTGTAAAATTAAATATAGGAGATATTAACATATCATCGGTAATTATTACAGTTTTAACATCTTTTATATATTTATTTAAAAAAAATTCAAAATAATCTTTTTCATTATTTTGAATAATAAAATATATACAATCTATATCTTCTTTATTTAAATATTTATCATGAGTTTTCCAAGAAATTTCAAAAAATCTCTTAATATTATCATGATATCTAGTATTTTTACGTGTATCTAAACCATTTTTAGACCAAAAATATGTATATCTCTTTATAGGTATTACGATTGAATATTTATTTTCCATTAAAATTAATAAATATTAAATTTCACTATAATATACAGCAATAGAACAACCAATTACAGAAATAATTATACCAATAACAGCTCTATAATCTAATATTATATTATAAAATAAATAAACTAATATTAATGATAATATAGGAACACTATGTATTAAAGTAATAATAATTGGTAATTTTTTTTTTGAACTTATTTTTATTGAATACCACATTAAATTATCTGCTAATAATGTTCCAATTATAATAGCAAATATGGCATATATAATATTTTTTATATTTTTTTTATCAAATATATAATTATTTATTATTTTGTTATTAAATATATATATATATATACCATAAATAAAATAACAAAATATTAATATAAATATAAATACGTTAAATGGCAATTCATCTAATGCTAATTTAGCAAATATAACATCACTACTATATGCTAATGAACTTAATAAGGGGATATAAAATTCTAACATTTATTTAAATATAATCAAATAAATATATTTGGATTTTCTGAAAAATACATCCATTGAATTTTATTAGGATTTTCTTTCAAAATTTCAATAGCATTATAATTATTTGATAGAAAATCCCAAATAATTTTATCAGGATTTTCTTTAAGTAATTCAATAGCATTTGGATTTTCAACTAAACCATACCAATCAATTTTATTTTTATTTTCTTTTAATATTTCAATAGCATTAGGATTTCTTGATAAATTATACCAATAAACTTTATTAAGATTATTCTTTAATAAATCAATCGCATTTGGATTTTTTGATATTAAATTCCAATCAATCTTTTCGGGATTTTCTTTGAGAAAATCAACAGCATTAGGATTTGCTGATAAAAATTTCCAATAAATCTTATTTCTATTATCTTTTAATAAACTTAAAGCATTTGGATTTGCGGAAAAATCAAACCAATCAATTTTATGAGGATTTTCTTTAAGTAATTCAATAGCATTTGGATTGGATGATAATAAATCCCAATTAATTTTATCAGGATGTTTTTTAAGAAGTTCAATCGCATTTGGATTGGTTGATAAATACATCCATTTAACTTTATCTAAATTTTTTTCTAAAATAGATAAAGCATTAGGATTTTTTGACAAATAATTCCAATTAATTTTTTCAGGATTTTCTTTAAGAAGTTCAATAGCATTTGGGTTTGCTGATAAAACAAACCAATTAATATAATTAGTATTTTGTCTTAAAAAATTTATAGCATTTTTATTTTTAGATAATCCAATATTATTTAATTTATTTGGATTAATCCAATCTAATAATTTCAACATAATAAAATAAATAATTATAAATAAATATCATTTTTTAATCTTCGAAATAAATTAAATATTAATAATTAATAGATCTTTTATACGAATTGATATAGATAAATATATTTGGAATATGATGAAAATATTAAAAGAAACAGAAAAATAAATTATAAAAAAATGATATTAAAAATTTAATTAATAATATATTATGAAATATATAGATTTATTTTGTGGTATAGGTGGATTTCATCAAGTTTTAAGTAATTTAGATTGTGATTGTTTATTGGCATGTGATATTGATAAAGATTGTCGTGAAATTTATAAAATAAATTATAAAATTGAACCTGTGAAAGATGTTAAAGATATTAATGAAAATACATTGGAAGATTTTGATATATTAACCGCAGGTTTTCCATGTCAAGCATTTTCTAATGCTGGTAAAAAGAAAACTTTTGAAGATAAAAGAGGATTATTATTTGATGAAATAATTAGAATTGCCGAATGTAAAAAACCTAAATTTATATTTTTAGAAAATGTTAAACATATATTAAAAGTTTCTAATGGTGAAGTATTTGAATATATTAAAAAAAAATTAGATATGATTAATTATAATCTTCAAATATTTAATTTATCTCCTCATAATTATGGAATACCTCAACAGAGAGAAAGAATATTCTTTATATGTGTTAGAAAGGATATTTATAAATCTCCTGTAAAACTTATTGAACCTGATATAAAATTTTCAATGAAAGATATTATAGAAAATATACCAAATGATAAATATAAAATTTCAAAGGAAATAGAAGATGTCTTAAATGCGTGGGATGAATTAATAAAAAAATTTGATGTAAATGAAAAGATTTCACCAACAATTCTTATAAATGATTATTATAGAAATTATTCAAAAGAAGAATTTGAAACTCTTCCTTTATGGAAAAGAGATTATATGAAAAAAAATATTCCACTTATAAATAAATATAAATCTATATTTGATGAATGGTATGAAAAATATAAATCTTTATTATTGAAAAGAGAGATATATGGAAAATTAGAATATCAAGCAGGTTTAATAAAACCTAATGAAAGTATTTATAATCATTTCATACAATTTAGACAATCAGGAATAAGAGTAAAAAAAAATAAATATTTTCCAACATTAGTAGCAATAGTTCAAACGCCAATATTTGGAGAATATAAAAGATATATTACACCAAGAGAATGTGCTAGATTACAAAATTTTCCAGATAATTTTATATTACCTACAAATGATAAAATAGCATATAAACAATTAGGAAATTCTATAAATGTTTATAATGCTTATTTAATTATAAAATCTACATTTGAACATTATAAAGAATATTTTTGATAAAGTTCTTTATAAATATTAACGGATTTTAATTCATTATATTCAGTTTCTATAAAATATTTAAATTTATCATTTTTATTTAATTCTATAATCAAATCATTCTTATTTTTATTTATAAATGTTAATAATGAACTTTTATAAGATATATTCGCATTTTTAACAATTATATATTTATCTTCTATATTTTTATGAGGTATTATAAAAATTTTATTAGTTTCAATAACTAATATTATAGATATTAAATCAGTTAAATCTCTCTGGATTTCATTTCCAAAATTATTTATAATAATTGTATCATATTTTTCTTTTGATTTAGCTTTAATACTTAAATTAATTTTATTTAATTCATCTAAATATAAACAACAATCATTTTTATATTCACTTCCATATGTATGAATATCATCTAAATCAATACATTTATAAAATATATCATTAAAAAAATCGATAATTGCCATTTGAATTAATATACCAAATGGAAATTTGTTTTCATTTTTAGATGGAGAAATTTGTTTATAAATTTTATGACATTTTATAAACAAATCATTTAATTTATCTTGATTTTCATTTATTCTATTTAATATATATTCTATAGTCATTTTATCTAAAATAAATAATTATAAAACAAATATCATTTTTTAATCTTCAAAATAAATATTATAAATTTCATCTTCTCCATATTCCTCAATTAATCTAAATATTCTTTTTGGATGTAATGCTTTTGCTATTATTTCTTCTTTAATTTCTAAATTTGAATTTTCTATTTTTTTATAATCATATGAAAATATTGAAGGATTTGATGAAAATAAACACCATATAATATAATCTTTATTTTCTTTTAAAATTTCAATAGCATTTATATTATTTGATAATAAATTCCAATTAATTTTATTTATATTATTTTTAATAAGTGTTATAGCATTTTTATTATAAGATAATAGATACCAATTTATTTTATCTTCATTTTCTTTTAATAATTTAATGGCATTAGAATTTTTTGATAATTGAAACCAATTTATTTTTTCTTGATTTTCTCTCAAAATTTCAATCGCATTTTTATTTGATGATAAATTATACCAATTAATTCTATCAAGATTTTCTTTCAATAATTCAATAGCATTTTTATTTAAAGATAAATTATACCAATTAATTTTATCAAAATTTTCTTTTAATAATTCAATCGCATTTTTATTTAAAGATAAATTATACCAATTAATTTTATCGAGATTTTCTTTTAAAATTTCAATAGCATTTATATTTAAAGATAAATTATACCAATCAATTTTGTCGAGATTTTCTTTTAATATTTCAATAGCATTTATATTTAAAGACAATAAATGCCAATTAATTTTGTCGAGATTATTTTTTAATATTTCAATAGCATTTATATTTGTTGATATAATATACCAATCGATTTTATCAATATTATTTTTTAATAAATTTATAGCATTTGGATTAGAAGATAATAAAGACCAATCAATTTTTTCTGGATTTTCTTTTAATAATTCAATCGCATTTGGATTTAAAGACAATAAAGACCAATTAATTTTTTCTGGATTTTCTCTCAATAATTCAATAGCATTTAAATTTTCAGATAAACTATCCCAATTTAAATTATTTATATCAATCCAATCTAATAATTTCATTGGCAACATTGATAAATATAATTAATAATTATTTAAATAAGATTAAAAAAAATTATATAAATATAGATGGATTTTTTGAAAAATTAAACCAATTAATTTTTTCTGGATTTTCTTTTAATAATTCAATCGCATTTGGATTTGATGATAATTGAGACCAATCAATTTTATCAGGATTTTTTTTTAAGATATTGATAGCATTTGGATTACTTGATAAATTATACCAATTAATTTTATTTTTATTTTTTTTTAATAATTTAATCGCATTTGGATTTATAGACAAGAAATTCCAATCAATATATATAGGATATTTTTCTAATAAATCCATGGCATTTGAATTTCCTGAAAGAAAATTCCAATTAATTTTTAATTTATATTTTTTAATTAATTTTATAGCATTTGAATTAGATGATAAATGAAACCAATTAATTTTTTCTGGATTTTCTATTAATATATCTATTGTTCCAGTATTTCTTGATAATAAATTCCAATTTATTTTATCTAAATTTTTATTTAATATTGAACTTGCTTTTGGATTTATACATAAATAATTCCAATCTATTTTATATTTATTTTTATCCAATAAATCAATCGCATTTGGATTTAAAGAAAGAAATTGCCAATTAATTTTTTCTGGATTTTCTTTTAATAAATTAATCGCATTAGGATTTTCAGATAATCCATTCCAATCTAATTTATTTTCGTCAATCCAATCTAATAATTTCATTGATGAAATTAATTACAAAAATAATAAAATCATTTTTTATTTAATATATTAAATCACATTTTATATTATAAGTAAATATTGACGGATTTGATGAAATTAAATACCAATTAATTTTTTCTGGATTTTCTTTTAATAATTCAATAGCATTAGAATTTGTTGATAACATTCGCCAATTAATTTTTTCTGGATTTTCTTTTAATAATTCTATTGCTGATGAATTTGATGATAATTCATACCAATCTATTTTATCAATATTTTCTTTTAAAAATTTAACAGCATTTATATTTCCTGATAAAATAGACCAATTTATTTTATCTTTATTATCTATTAATATTTTTATAGCATTCGAATTAAATGATAATTTACACCAACAAATTCTATTTTTATTTGTTTTTAATAATTCAATAGCATTCTCATTTGCTGATAATAAACACCAATTAATTTTATTTTTATACATTTTTAATAAATCAATAGCATTTGGATTTTTTGATAATTGAGACCAATTAATTTTTTCTGGATTATCTTTTAATAATTCAATCGCATTTGGATTTCCTGATAAATAATACCAATTAATTTTTTCTGGATTTTCTCTTAATAATTCAATCGCATTTGGATTTAAAGAAAGAAATAACCAATTAATTTTATTTTTATTTTTTTTTAATAATTCAATAGCATTTGGATTTTCCGACAATTTATCCCAATTTAAATAATTTATATCAATCCAATCTAATAATTTCATATTATTTTTATTTATATTATAAAAAAATCAATTTTTATTTATATATCATTAATAAATAGTAATGCCAAGAGTAGGCGATTTAGACGATCAAGACCAATGTTTAAGTTCAATTGGTGTAATTCCTTGTAATACAATTTATAAATGTTATTTATGTGGTGCTCCTGTTATACCACTTTATGATAATAAACGAATATCACCACAATATTTAAAAAAAGATAATAGTAATATTCCATATTGTGATACTATACCAAGTAAATGGAATTACACATCGGTTCATAAAAGTATTTATCCTAATTGCGAACATATAATTCCTTGTAATACCAGAGAAACAGATGAAATCAAAAGAAAATTTTTAAATATAACTTCTTTATATATTGTTTGTTTAAGAAAAATTAAAAAGAAGGGTTTAGTTGCTAGACTAAATCCAGAAATTGGTTCAAGTAGTATTTTAAAGACAGGAAAAAAATTAGATATTATATTAAAAATATTATTAACAATGAATTATGCTTGGGCGCATGCCTTTTGTAATTCAGGTTGTAAAAGTAATGTTACATTAATTGATTATAATAAAGCAAAAAAAAATATGAGATAAGTATAATAGGTAAAAACGATATTGAAACAAAAATAACAAATAACTATATTCCAAAAATAAAAACACCTGTTATATTATCATTAAATTATCCTGTTGATAAATCAGCAGTTAAATTAACTCCTGATTTTAAAGGTATTAGTATAAGAGCAAACCATATAATAAATATTCTAAATTTTGTTCCTTCAAAATTAGGTGTAAATAATGCTAGTCTATTAAAAAAAAATTAGAAAATTTAATAAAAGGTGGTGAAGTTATTTATGAAACTAAATATAAAAATTTTATTAATGAATTTATTATTTTAATTAAAGAAAAAATAGATGAAACAGATGATAAAAAAGATTTACAAGAAATATATAAATTAGTTATAAGAATAAATGAGATAATTCAAGAAAAAAAATTTGAAGATTTATATTTAGATTTAATAGAAATATTTCTTAATCAAGAAGATTTAAATATTGAATTTTTTAAATTTGTAATAAATTATATAAGTGAATATAAAGATATTAGTAAATATAAAGAATATGAATATATATTTGAATTAAAAAAAAGTAATGGTTATAGTAATTATATTAAATTTATTACATATTATATATTAAATCATAATGTAGATGAAAATTTAGATGATATTGATTTTGAAAAATATAAAATAACAGAAACAAATATAAATACTATAAAAAAATATGTTAAAAAAATTATAACATTTGAAATGAAAAAAAAAAGAGATATTGTTAAAGATTTTATAAAATTTGAAAAAGAAAAAGAAACAGAATATGATTATTTATCATTATTAGATGATGAACAAATTATAGAAATATATAAATATATTAAATATTTTGAAGATATAGCAAAAGAATGTGAAATTATTGATAATGATTTTATTGAAATGTGTAGAACATATTTTTCATTAAATATTTCATATAAAATAATAGAAACTAGAATAGAATTAGAAAAAATAATAGAACCTGAAATAGATATTAATCAAGATTTAAATATTTTAAATAAATATTTATCGAGATCACAATTAAAATTATTATTGGATTCAGAATCATTATCTAATTCAAAATCATTATCTAATTCAAAATCATTATCTAATTCAAAAAGTTAGATATGATGATGATAAAATACGCAATTTTAAATCTTTATATTAGATTTAAAATTTGATAAATAATTATTATAATAAGTTATTTCACAAATATATCTTTTTTATTTTTTATGAATTTTTATATGTGATAAAAAATGATTTAATAATATCTAAATATATTCATTAAGATTTGATGAATATTGAATTGGATTATGCAACGTCTAATATTACAAATAATGATGATTTGAGAGAAAAAATTCATGAAATTCATAATTATATGAGAAATAATGGTATTGGATATGGTTTAACATCTCTCAAAGTTTTTAATTTATTTTATGGTTTGATGAAAATCGAAGAATATAATTTAAATGAAAAAATTGGATTAAATCAAGATATATGTAAATTCTCATATTTATTTAAATTAGCAAAAGAAAATATATTAAAAACCAATATTCTTAATGAATTAGCAGATATTATATATGATAATGATGATGTTAAATTATTGTTAGGATATAATATTCCTCTTGATTTGAGAGATGATGTTTATAATCATTTGATTATTGAAATAAATTCTATTAAAGAAATTGAGAAATCTTCCAAAGAACAATTATCAGGTAAAATTTATGAATATTTTGTTGGAAGAGACCAATCAGCAATATCAGAACTCGGAGCATATTTCACAAATAGACAGATTGTAAATTTTATTTTGAATAAAACAAAACCTCATTTAAAAACCGATGGAAATATTCCAAAAATGATTGATATGTTTGGTGGTAGTGGTGGTTTTACTATTGGTTATATGGATTATCTTAATAAAAATTTTAAAATTGATTGGAAGAATCAATTATCAAATATTTATCATATTGATATAAATGAAGATGTTCTAAAATCAGCAAGATTGGAATTCTTCTGTTTATCAAATGGTGTATTTCCTAGTGAAGATAATATTATTAGAAAAAATTCATTTAAGAAAGAATTTGATAATGAAAAATTCGATTTAATTTTAACAAATCCTCCATATGGAGGTGATAAAATAGGAACTTCATGTAAGAAAGAAAAGAGAGATAAGATTATTAAATATATTGAAAATGAATTTTCTATATTTAAGAAAAATATTATTGAAAGAGATGAGATTAAATCAAATAAGAAATTATTTGAAGATATTAAGAAAAGTAAGATTGATAAGATTTTAAAACTTGTCGAAGGTATTAATGGAATTGAAAATATTCAAAGAATTCGACATTTATATAATCAATTGCTCGAATTAAAAAAAGAGAATAAGATTGAAATTGAAAATAATAAAAAATTATGTGTTAATATTGATAGTTGTAGTAAGGATATTCATAGATTTGCGGTGAAATATAAGTTAAAAGGAACTGATAAAGAAGCATGTTCTTTGATGTTAATCATGGATTTATTAGAAATTAACGGAACGGCTGTTGGTGTTCTTAAAGAAGGTTTATTCTTTGATAGTTCATATATGGAATTGAGAAAAAATTTAGTAAAGGAATATAATGTTAAAGAAATTATCAGTATTCCATCAAATCAATTTGAGAATACGAGTACAAAAACTTCAATTGTAATTTTCACAAGAGAAGAACAAAAAACATCTCAAATAAATTTCAGTGAATTAAAAGTAAATTTATATGAGAATGATGAATTTATTGAGAAAGATAATAAAATTTACTTAAAATTTAATAAAGGTGATATTAAAAATGTTGAAGAAATCTTTATAAAATC